TGTTTCTGTAAATTTAGTAAGTGGCGACACTTTAAGGCATCATACAAGTGGCAACTTGAACCTAACCACCCAAGCGTTAAGGGAGAGAGGAACAATAGCGGTATCAGCCACCGCTACTACAGAAAACGTAGTAACCCCAGCGAAGAGTGGGTCAGAGGTTTACCGAGCGACAGACGGATTCACTTATTCGTCTAGCAACCTAGCAGTCCCTTATTTTGGGACAGTTCAGGAAAATACAATTTCTAAATTTGGAACAATTGTAAATAACGCTACTGACGGGCTAATTTTTACAGCAACAGAGCAATGCAATGTGATGATGAAGCACCAGTTTGCCGCCACCTCCGCTTGTTATGTGGGTATATCTAAGAACGCCTCATCTGCTCAATTAGATGCGGACCTTGCGGTACTTCCTGAGGGTATAGTGGGAGCCATGCAATATCAGGCAAGTTCGAATGTGCCCGCTGAGGCAGTTTTTATAGGGAAACTAGAGGTAGGGGATAGTCTTGCTGCGCATTTATCACTAGGAGAAACCGCACAAGCTAGTGCTCAAAACCAAGGGGTGCAACTAATTGTCACTCCTGTAGAAGCAACCTTCCTAGCCGCAGTACCAGTACAAAAGGTGGCGTACCTTAAAGATATTAAATCAACTGGGACTAGTGGTGGAACATTTACAAGTGGTTCTTACTTAACAAGAACTCTTAACACAATTGAGGGTGATAGTGAGATAGTCTCTCTTTCTTCCGACCAGTTTACGTTGCAAGCCGGAAAATATAACATTGAGGCTTTTGCTCCAGCTAAAGATTGTGGTGGGAATAAGTTAAAACTTAGAAATATAACTAACTCTACCGATGATATAATTGGTACTTACTATTTCTCGGGCTCTGTCATGCACTCTGATTTTAGAGGAGAGTTAACTATTACGTCCCCTAAGACTTATGAGATACAACACCGATGCGGAACAACGAGAGCGACTGATGGTTTTGGCGCTGCCGCATCTTATGGTGACAATGAGGTTTATACAACCGTAAAAATAACAAAACTTAGGTAATATTATGACATTAGAGCAAATTAACGAATTAGTTTATACGGATATTATAGGACTGCTCCAGTCTAGATTGTTCATTAAGAATAATATAGAGCCAGTGGACACCCTTTACTTTTCAGTGGAAGAGCTAGAGGCAGAGCTGGTTATATATAAATCAGAACTTATCGCCACCGAAAACGAAAGGTTAAGACGAGTAGATTTAGAGGATAGATTCAACTCTTTAAGCGATATGAGGCAGGCTTTTCATTCGCTCCACTCAGAACCCAACCCATCATTATGGCTTAAAAATTTACTATTAAGTGACCCTGATGATGCAGAATTAAAAATGGCAGAACTAGAGGCTAAGGACTCGGAGTTAAATGCAGTTAAAATCGCCAGCGATGTAATAAATAATAAACTTAAAAACGGGGCTATGGTTAGGACTATTTGTAGTAACCTTTTAGACCTAGTGGCAGGTAATAATTTAGAAAAAGGCTTAACGATTGAGCAAATAGACCAAATGGAAACAGATTATTCAGATATATTTAAAGCTCTCCAAAACCTAAGACCTGATAAGGCTAAATCTTTAATTGTGGCCATGACCCCAGATGGTGTCCTAGTTACCGATGATGATAAGGCAGAATATCTAGCTGAGTTTTTAAAGTACGGGGTTTAGCATGAACGATTTAGAGGTTGTGGGTTCGGTTCTTACGATAGTTATGGGAATAAACGGATTCTTTTTAAAGAGTGTTTATAGCGATATGCAATTCCTAAAAATAGAACTCGGTAAACTTATTATAAAGCATGACAATACAACCAAAGAGGCCATGGAAAACTCTAGAGAAATTTACAAATTGCGGGAGCGGGTTCATTCGCTAGAGAGTGGTCAGTCGCAATTAATTAAACATTTTGAGGATAGTCATGGTAGATAGCTACTCGGATTTCGCCAATAAGACGCGCTCTGAAAAAGTTGTCCTTTGCCATATTGAGCCTGTTCAGAGGTTGTTAATCTGGACGCTAGACACCGGTAGCCAATATAAAAGAGCGGTAGATAATTTCATCATAGGGATTACTGATGGCGAAACCGCTTTAACGGAGGGAACTCTACCTCTTAATTCTGGCGAGTGGTTTTATGATTCGGAAAATGGGGAGGTTTATGTAAGAACCTCTGATGACTCCAATCCTAACACCCGTGACCTTATAGGAGCCTATAGATTATTTTTCGCTAATGGCCCTTGGCAACTTCCTTTTGATTTAGACTCTGGGAGTGAGGTTAATTATGAGGGTAGCTTAAAATCAAACTCTGCAATAGCTAAAGAGTTGGATGATGAGCAAATAGGAATAGCTCTAGAGTCTAGCACCTCAATTGTTTTTCATAATGAAAATGCTTATTTTGATGAGGTCTATGACACCTTATTTTTTGAGAATAAGAGAGTTAGGCTGTGGTCATGGTCGCCATCTATTCCTTTATCTGAAAAGAAACTTCTATTTGATGGTGAAATACAGGACAAGACTTTTAGTAACAGCACCGTAAGGTTTTCATGCAAAGACTTTATGTATCGACTAAGAGAAAAGTTAAAGCTAGATAATTTTACCGAGAGCGATGGGAATATTTCAGATTCTATCCTAGGAACACCAAAGCGGAGAATTTACGGACAGGTTGATAATGTTCGCGCCATACCCGTTGATAACATCCTAGACGGCTACCAGTTAACGGGAACGGTTTCTGGTGACCTAGGGGGACAGGTATTAACTGGACTAGGAACCGTTTTCCTTGATGAGGTTTCCCCTAATGATACTCTTGTAATTAATTTCGAGTTAGAAACGGTAGAGGTTACTGTTGATAGCGTTGATTCGGACACCCAGATAACTCTTTCAGATGTTTTCGAGTTTGGGTTTGCAGGCGAAGTAATAACTAATCAGCCGGCGAGACCTTGGCGAAAGAAAAATAGAAACTGGCATATAGCAGGCCATAAACTTAGGGCCCCATTAACAACCGTAAGTGTCGGAACCCAACCAAATAGATTCTCTGTAGTGGATGGCTCAGATATGTTTAACGGCGACTTAATCGACATAGATGGCTTTGATGTTAATATTAAAAGAATCATAGGGAACGATGTAGTTCTAAGACAAAATATCCCAACAGGAACACCGTCAGGCGGGACCATTGTAGAAAAGAACCCCGTAAGCAAGGCATTTATAGGAACGAAAGAATCATTTATTAATAGGGATTGGACCTTAACGAATACCACTGAGGCAGTTTTAAATTTTGATGAACTAGCTGAGTTTAACGTGGCTCCACAGAAAACCATGGTCGGTTCATTCACTTTTACTAATGGGTTAAGAACCGTTGTCGCGTCGGGTGTAGATTTACTTAATCAAATAGAACCTAGAGATTGGATAAGGTCAGATGATATAACTCACACAACATGGTATGAAGTCCTAGACGTTAAAGAGTTACAAATAACCCTGCGCGTTGCATACGGCGGGGCTAATAATACAGGTAGCGCATTTAAAAAGAATGTCGAGCTAATTAATGACGACACTTTAATAACAGTTAACACGATAGGATATGAGGACTCGGGGGTTTGGGTTAAGACAGCATCAGACGCCGTTAAGCACCTCCTAGAAAGCGATGCGGGGGTGACTGCTATAGATTCAGCATCTTTCATAGAAGCAGACTCAGACGCGCCCTATAAGCTCGCTTTAATTATCCCGAGTAATATCGGGGGAGCAATACCCATAGTGCGTGACGTTATAACTCAGATTAACGAGAGTGTTTTTGGCTCACTGGTGAACGATACTGATTTTAATTTGGTTTATAATATTTTAACACCCGCCAAGCCAGAGGATTTAATCAAGATTGGGCAAGATGAGATAATGGGGGAGCCAATGGTTTCCTCTAGAAACGAGGTTGTTAGAAAAGTAAACCTCTCTTACTCTCCTTTTACTGATAGATTCAAACAAGAGGACTCATTTAAATTAATAGAGTTCACTAATGATTTCGTTGATAAATATATTGGAAACCGTCAAGAACTTGACGTGACTATTTTTCTTTATGATGACAATGATGCTCAGGCGATAGCTGAAAGGTATGCTTTTTATAACTCACTAAGCCAATCAACAGTTACTGTAAAATCTAAGTTAAATCTATCCTTAAAGAATTTGAACGATAAATTATATATAGAATTTGACCGCATTTATAAGAGATTCGGCGGGAAAGACCGTAGAAAAATAGGGGTAATCTCTAAAATTGTTAAAGATGGGGTAAATACCTCGGTAGAGTTTAATGATTTAGGGAATATTTACAACAGAACAGGCGCTATTTCGCCTGATATTGCGAACGAATTTACAAGTGCTGACGAAACTGAGAAAATTTTTAACGGATATATAGTAGACGATAACCTAGAGGTTCCTGATATAACCAGCGACCAAGAGCTAGGACAAAACCTAATTGGATAGATATGGCATTTAGTTCACTTCCAGCATCATTAATCGCAGTCGGCAAAGCAACTGTTAAACAGATTTTCCAAATTTTAAAAGATAATCAAGACGACTTAAACACTCGCTTGTCATCGGTAGAGGCCACTGGAAATAAAAGAGTTTTCTTTAACGGTGTAGTCAGGGGAGCATCTAGTTTTACAAGTGGAACCAATGCCGCTCAAATTAGAATAGAGTCGGCCATAGATGTTACCGATGTTATAGTATCTATATACGACGACACTACAGCAATCACGTCTGGTGTTTTAGAGATTGATATTATTAAAGCAACTGGGCCGGGTGATGGTCCCGACTTTTCCACATCTGTTTCAATTTTTACCACCAGACCCTCTATTGATTTCTCAACTGCATCAGATTACGATGAATCGAGCAATCAAGTTTTAAACATTACGAACGCCTCTCTCCTAGAGGGAGATTATATTCAACTTAACATAAGCGGAAAACCGCTAAAACTTGGTAGGTTTTTCTTTTACGCTATAGGCGAGGGGGCTTAATGGCTGACATAGATATTCCTTTTAATCGTGACCCGATTTCTAACGAGGTTAAAACTGGCTCATACACGATACCAGCATCTAATTACGCTCTAGTGAAAGTTACTCAGTGCGGGGTTGATTTTGAGATTGATTCGAATGTTGTTATTCATGCTCACTCTTATTCGGGCTCACAGTCAGTAAACACTGGAAACGTAACTGTTTTTACTAATAACACTCCTTATTTATTAGTGGGTTTATTTAGAAAACCGACTACCGGCAATGGTATGCAAATTCAGGTCGGCTCGCCTGATAGCAGCCCTTATTATGGGACAGTTATGCAGTCGGCGCTTGGATTCAGTGCAGAGAGTATTGGTGTTACGCTACCAGTTGGAGCATCTTTGTATGTAGCAACTGCGGCTGGAGCAGGCGGGACGGTTTCATGGAACCTTTCGGCTGTTGGACCTCAACACGCTACGGAGTTCTGGGTCAAGGCAGGAACACAACTAGACGGTGATACATACACCGTTGAATTATATAACTCAATCTCATAGAGGGAATTTATGAAAAAGAACATTTTAAAATCAAAAACTTTTTACCTAGGCCTAGTCTCAGCACTAGCGCCACTCTTCCCATCAGTCGGAGCCTTTGTTTCTGAAAACGTCGGGACTGTCTCAATGGTATGGGGAACGCTTGCCATCGCTCTACGTTTTATCACTAAAGATAAAGTCGTTTTAATTGATTAGTGAAAACGGAAAACTAGTTATCACGGCCCTGTTTATTATAACGGGGCTTTTAGTTTTTCTATCTAGGACTCTTTAATGTTTTCTAATATCAAGGTTATCTTAGAGCTAATTAAAATGCTAATCGAAGGATGGCAGTGGCTCTCTGGAGAGATTGACGACTTAACCTATAGAAGAAAAATAAATAAGCGAGCTAAGTTAAGAGAGGCTTATCTAACAGGTGACGAGGACGCGAAACTAGACGCCCTTAGGGAGCTTGGAAAATGAAAAGTTTTATCAACCTCCTAGCTCTACTTATTGTCTTAGTAGCTTGCACGTCAGCCACACCTAAACGAGACTTTACAGTTATTCTTTACGAGACAGATTTAGAGTGTGTTCGCTGGAAAACAGAGGATGGACAAATAAACATTCTCTGCAAGGGTGAAGATGGGATGCCTGATGACTTAGTCGGGATAAGAGTTATCGACTATAATAAAGAGCGCGACTACCAAGACCTACTAATTAATCGTTGTCGGAAGTGGAAAGACTAGCCTCTACTTTCTTAATCGCCTTATCTATGCAGTTCTTTTCAAACTCTTGGCGCTCATACCATCCGCAATAAAGCCCATCTTTTTCGAAGTCCCACAGTTCGGGTTCTAGCTGTTCTTGCTTTTCCATAATTAAAAAAACGAGGGGTCATTTAACTAACCCCCCGTCCCTCAGAAAAGAACTAGCGACATTTACGAAAACGCCAGCACTCAATTAAAAACTTTATTTATATCTATTAAAAGGTCTTGCAACCCTTTCTCTTTAAGCTCAAGAACATCCTGCCCAGTAATTCCCTTGCTTGCCATAAATTCGCTCAAGCTAGCCTTATCATCGTCGTCCCTGGACAACTCTTTTATTCTGGCCATAACTTTAGACAGTGTTGGTCTTTCTTCAACGTGGACCTCTGGTAAATCCTCCCCAGCGTAAATATACAACCCTAAACCGTGACGACCAATGGCCTTAACCATAGCTCTTTGAATTGCCTTATTAGCATCAAATGAGGTTATCTTAGCCGCTGGGATTGATGTGTTTTTAAAGTCCATGATAGGTAAATATTCAATATGTTCTAACTCGTTAACAGTAACCCCGACTTTAACCCAAGCGGTTTTACCATCGTCCCAGTACATTTTCCCAGATTCATTCTCATAAACCCTATAGTTAGCATCTGGGTAGTTCTTCTTTAGTTCGCCCCAAGCGTATGGCCACGAAAGGTAAGAAAGTTTCCCTTTCTTTTTTATTTTGTCCCCAACATCAATACTGTTTAAAGTCTCAAAGACTGTTTTAGTATCGCTCATTAAAAAGGTATGTCATCGGCCGTAAACTCTGGCGCTGGTTCTGGTGTGTTATTAGATTCTGTTTTCTCGGCCTGTCCCCCTAGAAACTGAACCGCCCTAGCATTAATCTCGGTGGTGTATTGTTTAACACCCTCTTTGTTTTCCCACTGGCGAGTCTGCAAAGAACCCTCTACAAAAGCCTGTCTACCTTTCTTTAAGTATTGGTCGCAAAGCTCGGCGAGTTTTCCCCAGACAACAATTCTATGCCATTCTGTTTTCTCTTGTTTATTGCCTGCCTTATCTGTAAAGCTCTCGCTGGTTGCCATTGAAAAATTGGCTACCGCTGTCCCCGATGGTGTGTATTTTAGCTCGGGGTCTTGCCCTAGCCGTCCAATTAAAATAACTTTATTAACTCCGCTCATTTCAAACTCCTTACTCTTATGGGGATAGTTTTTAGTGTAAGCCCGTCCCATTTACTTATCTTTAATTCCGAGGTTTCCCTTTTTAATTTCTTCTCTAATAACCTTAGGGCCAAAACTATCGGCTACCTCTATAAGCGCCCTGATGCCTCGACTTTCACTATTAAAGCCATAAAATTTTAATTTCTTTTTCTCTGACTCAGTGAGTCTGTAATTACTTATAGGCGTTGCCATATTTATCCTTTAATTATTTGCTCGTCTTTACTTATAAATAAATAGACGCCTTGTAAAGACCTTTGTAAAATTTTTACATGAATAGATTTACCGGCCTATGGCTGGATGTATTATTAACCATCATCTTTATAGCGGTATTATCCGCATTGGGTGAGATGCTTTAGGGATTTATATGCTGGATTGCTTTAAGAGAAACTACCATAAACCAAGTAGAGAATACGGCTCACATGGCGAGGGCGAACAATTTAAGCCGTCATGGGGAATAATTGTCCCACACACTGAAAAGGCTGGTGGCGCCGATACCCCAGACGGGAAATGGAACGAATATAAATATGGGCTCCACATGGCAAAATCTATAGATAGACCACACGCCACTAGGGATAATGGGGGAGTTCTAGCGGCGGCACGCTCTTTAAAGGAGCAAGGTTGTAACTGCTCACTGGAGCCTCACAAGAACGCATATAACTCTAGGGCGAATGGTTATGAAATTTTAATTTTAAAAGGTGACTCACTCTCTAAACAATATGCCGAATTATTCCTAGATGCCTTTGCTCAAAAATATCCCGCCCGTCGAAACAGGGGAATTAAAGAGATGACCAAGGGGGGGAGAGGTTATCGCAACCTTATAGATGCAAAAAGGGGTGGCATGGAAGTGGCTCTACTTTCTGAGATGTTTTTCATAGATAATAACTCCGATTGGCTCCCGCCTCATGTAATGGCAAATTTTTGGAGTAGTAATCTATGAGGTATTTAATCGCTCAAGGTAAGGCATGTGCATCTTACCCTCATAACGGGAGGCTTAGGTTTTGGTCTAAGTTCCCCCGCGCTCTGATTAAGTTTTACT